TCTAGACAGTTCGATCTCAATTTCAGCATCACTCTACCCCATGTTCTTGATGAAAATACTAACACGGTAGTCGAATCCCTCATTGGGTACACCGATATGAACTATGAGAACTCTGAATCAGAGCAAAAGAAGTTCAAGACAGTATACTCTACTGATGATAGCAATATTAGTGGTGCTTTAAGCCTCTACAAGAAGTTCTTTGCCAACGTAGAGAGCCTAAAGGACTCAGCAAAACAGGTTCTAGGTAGTGATTGGGCTCAAACAGGCATGACAACCTATGAATTAGCGCAACTCAAGGCTACTTATGAGCTAGAGGGAGACCCAAGCCTAGCTGAGATCCTAAACAACTACCCCGCTGCTCAACAGGGTGGGGGTCAAAAGGCTACTAACACGGCTACCAACCCACAGAACGCTGCTCCTAACGCAGCCTACTCCGATGGCTTCATCCACAAGATGAAAATTATCGATCTGATCGTTTACTGGTCTAATATCATTCGTTCTAGCGTAATAAACAACTCTAAGAACCCTCTATACGGACCACCCATCATCAGACTCAGACATGGAATCATGTATCAGGATATTCCCTGTATCTGTATGAGCTATACTCTAGAGGCAGACGAGATTGCAGGGTACGACCTCCAAACACTCCTACCCAGAAGGTTTAACGTCTCCATGAAGCTTGAAGAGACCAGAACAGGTGATTTTGGTGAGTTCAATCAGAACGATATCATCGCAAAGGACAATCTAGCAGGATGGGAGAGCGTACTGAGCAAGCCTCTCACTATGGATCCAGGATACGGTGAGAAATAATGGCTGCTCTAGGCAAAAACAAGGGGCCTTACGCTATTGATGCCAATATCGTTACCCATAAAGGGGCTAGAGTTACTACAATCGTTAACTCCCCCATCTATGATAAGATTCTAGCAGACTTGGAGAACAAGTACGACTACGAGGTAGGCTATGTCCCACAGGGCTATGCTCACCGACCTGATTTGATTTCCAATGTATTCTACGGAAGCCCTAAGAACTGGTGGCTCTTGATGTTAGTCAATAGTATCACAGATCCCTTTGAGGGCTTCAAGGTGAACGAGAAGATCCTTATTCCTAGACTGAAGTAATGAAAATCCCCACAGCAAATGTTGTAGTAGGCTTCGATAGAGAGGTCATGAATGAGTTGTTCGCCACAGGAGCAACTTACAGCAACTTGCTTAAGGGCATTACGGATACTACTGTAACTGAGTCTACACCTGATGGAGTTACCGCCCAGAAGATCAACAAGGATGTCCTACTATTCAACAAGCAGAACAATCCTAACTTTCTGAGCTTCAAGCACACCCTCCTATCCGAGGGCAGTATCTTTTCTCTAGACATCATCGACCCTACAGGTGAGTTTGAGAAGAGATACCTTACAGCAGACCTAACAACTATCCTCCCTAACGATACCTCCTTTGGAGGAGAGAGGAAGAGCCCCCTAACCACATCCTTGCTGGATGGGCAGAAGGCGAAGCTTACAGAGAATGATCTTCAGACCAAGATTGGAGAGTACTCTAAGAGATTCAACCAAGCTACGGGTATAAAGAAGATCTTCATTGCATACGGGGTAGGGAGTAACCTTGATCTATGGTCAGGGCCTCATGTTGCTATCCTAAAGGGAGCTTCGATCAACATGGATGGGGCTAGAAAAATTACTCTAGAGTTTGTAGCTACAAACAATCATCTCTCTATTGGTAGCAGACGAGGACTGTACAACGAGAGTCTAGAGAACACCATCGACCTACAAGGCATGACCATTGAGGTGAATGCTAGGTCTTCTAACATCAACTTTCTAGACTCAAGTAAAAAACAATATGGAAAAGAACATGAACAGGCTTTTACTAAATCAGCTTACGGTGTCCCTACTGAAGCGGCTGGTAATGCTTTTGACATTCACCTCCCTGTATGTGATACTATTAGGTCTCTAGTAAGGAACGCTACTTCTAACGAGAACGTCATCGTCCTCCTTCCAGACCTAAACAAGATTTGCTATACTGCCCTAACTGAGGAGCTTAACCTAGCAATCATAGACAAGACCCCTCCTAGCAGTTCTGCTGGCACAACTAATAGTGCTACCCTGGATGATAGGAAGACCCTGTACTCCTTGGGTGACGATAAGAAGAATCTTAAGAGTAAGGCTGAGGCTGTTGCCTCCCTATTCTCTCTTACCCTGGACTCCATGCTGAAGGATCCTATGGGGGAGCAGAGAAACTTTGACCCTCCAACTAAGCAGTTCTTGGAAGAAACAACGGACACAGCGAGCTTCCGTGATAGACTCACTAAGTTTTTTGCGGAGAGAGACTTCTTCTTCACTAAGACAGTTACTCGTACAGGTGGCTTCCCTGATTACAAGGTAGCACTCAAGAGTATCATTGATGCTATTCGAGGTGCCTCTAAGGGGGAGCACTTCTCTGATTTCTCGTACTTCTATGAGACCAATACTCAGCTAGTAGAGCTATGGTCAGAGGAGCAGTTTGATGGAATCACCCTATTCGGAGGCCATGAGAATACCCTGGACCCAGACAAGCCAGCTATCATCATTGGCGACCTGGGTATGATTAAGGATTACCTGTACGGCAGCGAAGCCTTGTCCGAGGGTGGTGAGGTGTCCACCTACCCAATCCACCCCTACGATAACGTCATCCTTTCTGATAAGGGATACAACGAGAGGGTTAGGAGTGTAGTCTTCAAACCTATCAACACTAAGGGGGACTTCGGAGATATTTCCTACATCCCTGATGAGTTCTCCTACACTGACGCAAGCTTCTCGGAAGAAGCTAAACAGGAGATCAGGGAAAGACAGATCCCCGTCCTACGATATAACACTACCAACCCTAATGTCCTCTCTCTGTCTAACAAGACTGCTGATGTATACCTAGCACAGCTTACGATGGGTATTCAGAAGGAGAACAGCCGTAGAGCATCAGCCTCATTAGCAGGAGTGATGCAGACCAAGTACACAGACTTTGAATTCTATAACACTGATGCCATCATTGCCTACATTAGAAAAAGGAACCTTTCATTAGGGGCAGGAGATAATAAAGGGATCATTCTTAAGGAATTGTCCAACAAGTTCAAAGCACATTCGGAGTTCACTTTAGCAGACGCAGAGGAGCAGGCAGCCCACGCTTACGCACTCTACGAGGGAATCCTAAAGCTCCCAGGCAATCCTATCTTGAAGGTAGATCAGCTATTACCTGGAAACCCAGTGAACATCATTAGTGATCTGGCAGAGCAAATGTATAATATGGCATACACTGTCTCCGTGGAGACTTTACCTATGTTCCACCTGAGTAACATAAATACCCTTACGAAGAACATCGTCTTGTTCGCACAGGACCAAGATATCCTTCAGTCGGTTCCCCCCGAGAGGTCTGCTATCAATGCGTTCCTAACAGGCTACTACAAGATCTTCGGGTTCTCCCATGAGATCTCAAACACCACAATCAAGTCTACGTTCGAGCTAGTTAAGATCGTTATGGATCCTGCTATCAAGCTAGACGACTCAGAATCACTAGAATTAACCTCATGAGAATCGCGTTAGCAGAAGTTAGAGAGAACTTTGATCCCGAAAGGGAAGGGAAGATCTATGCAAAGATTGAGGGTATTGGAGATTCCGATAAGCTCATCAACATGACTAACCTGTATAGCTCTGGTTCTGAGGGTACGGTTAAGGCCCCCGCTCCTATCAAGGGTACGTCTATCTTAGTCTGTCAACCAGAGAACACAGACGAATGGTTCTATCTAGCAACTACAGGGAAGGAGTTCCTTACCAATGCCAATACAGCAACGGAGACCTTACATGAGTTCGAGCGTCCTAATGCTATTGCTTCTGATAGGGGTAACGAGAAGAGAGGTGGGTCAGGACGAGACAACGATCTCCTCATCCAGAATGAGCTAGGCTGTGGCCTTGAGCTAGCACAGACTCTCGGACAGAAGAGTAACGTAGTCCATTCCAAACTATTCTCTGGACAAGGTAAGAAGGTATTGGTCAGTGATAGCTCGGAGATTGATTCAATCATCATCGACTCAAATAGAGGCAGTAGAATCTCTGTCACTGGAGATCCTAAGTCCAAAGCCCTCCCTGCCCAGGCTGTTGAGATCAATACGGTAGGACCACAAACGTATATCAATCTAAACTCTGCTACTAACATGGTAGTGCAGGATGGTAGAGACCTTCAGCTAATTAACAACTCTACAGGTAGTAACAAAGGTGTTGCTAATCCTGAAGCCTACGGTAACGTCAACCTACAGAGCAAGAACAGAGACGTTAATCTATTCACTAAATCAGGCATTGGACGTATCTTTATCGAGTGCCTAAACCCCAATGGCTCTAGTGAGATCATCCAACTGAAGACTAATGGTAACGGCACTATTCGTTTGATAGCTACTAAGGTAGAGATTACAGCCGACAAACTAGGAGTAGACGCTAACACCATCGACCTACAGGCTGCTGGGGATATCAACCTTGGTGCTGGTGGTAACGTAAGTATCCAAGCAGGAGGAAACGTCAATGCAGACGGTTCTCTAATCAACCTAAACTCTGGGGCATCCTCTCCTCCAAACCCAGGCAACGGTGAGGACACTAATCACTACGGACCCCAAGGAGTAACCACATTCTAACATGGCATCATTTGATCTAGAAACCTTCCTCAAAGTACAAGGGGAAACAGGAGTAACAGCTTTCGGCGCTGCTGGTATGGCCTTTGGATTACCCAGTTGCGCTCTATTCCTAGGACAGCAGATCCTAAACATTCTCCCCTCTAGCGTACTAGCAGATGTCAGAGCTAATATTATCTCTGCTAAGTCCCTAGCCAACAACGCTACTAGAGAGGTGTTCAAGAAGCTCATGCTGGATACAGGTATCATTGAGTTTGATACTGACCAGGGCATCTTCATCTTCAAGTCTCCCTTCTCCACCACTGATAACGATGGACTACAGGGATTCCAAAACCTAGCTGGCATCCTAGGAGCATTACAGTTTGCCTCCTCTTTCGGAGCACAGATCTATCAGAACTATACCAACATCACTAACGAGATTGATGCTGCTATTGATTGCCTGAACAAGATCAAAGACGTTAAGGCTTATCAGCCTGGCAATTCTGCTGAACAGAAGTTAGCTCTCACCCAGCAACAGGCTGAGGATCTTCTAGATACTAAGTTTGCTGCGGAGAAAGCAGCACTAGAGACTACCAACGAGTTTATTGACGATTGCAATAATCAGATCCTTAGGATAGATACCATCCTAGCTCAGAGAGCAGCAGACGATACCTTGGAGCCTTGTCTCCTAGACAGCGCAGAGCTAGACCAGTTCCTAGGTAGCACAACGTTCAAGAGATGCCCAGTCGATGACCCTGGCCTGGAGGAAGAAGATGTATTCCGTCTAACCTACGGTCCACCTGTCACAAAGGAAGGACAGTATGTTCTGACCTCAGATGGTCTATACTACGACTCACAATCTGGTGGCCTAGATCCCATCTACCTAAGTATTTCTGGAATCATTGCCCCTGGTGATAAGTGGAAGTACGACTACGATCCAAACCTAGGCGGCAAGGGTACTACTATCTCTATTGCCTCCCTCAACAAGTTCACGGATAACATCTTCGATACTGCAATCATTGATGACAGCAAGGGCCTCAAGATGTACTACGATGCTGACCACTTCCTTTCTGTTATTAAGCAGCAAAGGGATAAGCACGTTTACGATCTATCAGGAGACCTACAAGGGTTCATCACCGAGTACGGGGAAGGTTCCTCCATCGTTAAGAATCAACGCAACCTAATCATCTCTGAGATTGCCAACCACAATCACAAGATCAACAGACGTAAGAAGCAGATCGAGGTAGCCCTCAAAGCTCCACAGATCTACGGGGATGGTGACGGGCCTATGTTCGCACCTGGCGAGATCCCTATTAACGATTTCTCCTTCCTAGAGAAGTACAACCTCCAAGTCGATCTGGAGAAGCAGAAGGCCCTAGTCTTTGCTGAGGGTGAGGTGGATGGAATGGTCCTACCTATTGATCCTAAGTTCGTTAAGTCTTCTTCCAAGTCTCCCTCAATTGGGTTTGCTCATCTTAGCGTGCCTACTGTTGGTAAGGGAAGTATCATCTATACTCCCTCTGGTGGAGCTACGCCTTCAGGCACAGTCCTATCTCTAACAGATCAGATTGTGGACGAAGACTTATTTGCTATCTACAACTTCCTGGATACCACCCTGAGTCTTCCCTCCTCAACAGATTTCCATACCACTAACTGTGCCACCCAGGGAGTATACAACAACGCTCAACTAGTAGGCACTAACCAGCAAAGCATCTTCTTCTCAGGACTAGCTATCCCTTACCTAGAGGGTGTAGTAAAGAACAAGTCCTCAGATTCAGCAGGAGCTTCTGCCCTAGGTAGCTTCCTAAGATTACCAGACAACCCTGAGTACAGGGATCTAACATACAACCACAAGGGATTCACAGTAGACTGCTGGGTCCATGTACCCAATATCAAGGACGAGGAACTGGGCTGGCTTAGTACCAGCACCTCTTCTCTAACCAAGGTACTCTTCGGGTGTGAGAACACTGGTAATACCTCTGGCGTTTCCGCTATAGATCATACGGCTACCCTTAGGGGCCTAGACTTCCTAGAGAACAAGAAAGGTACTGATTATACTAGAGGCTTGATTTGTGGTTTCTCTAGAGACAGAAGAATCACACAAACTTCCTCTACTGCTAGTAACTCTAATGGGGATAACCTCACCTCCTCTTCGCTCAGTTTCTTCCTAGCCCCTACGCAAGCTAGAGACTCCTCCTCCCTGTCTTGGATCAACAATGATGAGTGTCAGGACTTTGCCTCGTTCTTCAAGATGAAGGTAGACCTCTCCTCCAACCATAGTTTAGGGAGCGTGGATTCGAACTTCGTACACCTAGCCATTGCAGTAAACCCCCAAGAGGACGAGGTGGTAATGTACATCGATGGACAGGTGCTAGCTACGTCCGCGCTCACAACCGTCTTCGGAGAAGCTAAGTATGCTCCACCCAGCCTACCCTCCTTTAAGAAGCCTAACAGCTTTGAGTATTCCTTATCGACAGTAGATGGGCCTCTTACGGTTAAGACTGGGCCTAAGCTCAATCCCTTCTACACTCCCTGGCTTGTAGGTGGAGGTTGGACAGACGGTATGTACCAGTACGGAAACTTCATGGGAGGAGGATCTACAGGAGGAGTAATCAGTGGACTCCGTGGACACGTTGGGAGTCTCAAATTTTACTCTAGAGCCCTAGATAGTAGAGAGGTTCTGACCAACTACGAAGCACAACAAGGCTTCTTCAAACAGATTATCACCTAATGGCTGCTAACAATACAGTAACGATCTATGGGACTACTGTTCCCTCCTTCATCGAGAAGACCCCAACCAGTAAGAAAAAGGTTACTTACGGGCTGGGTTTTCCCCTAGGCTCTAATAGAGAGTCTGGTGGCTTCTTCACGAAGAAGACAGGAGTAGAGCTTATTAAGGATGCTGTTATTCAGCTACTTAGGACAGATAGAGGAGAACGTATCCTACTCCCTAAGTTTGGATGTAACCTCCGTAAGTTCCTTTTCCAACCACTAGACGAAACTACCTTCGAAGCTATCAAGGAAGAGATCAGATTCTCTTTCTATAACTACATCGTAGGTGCTAGACTAATCAAGCTAGGGGTAACCCCCTTAGGGGACACAGGACCATCTGGAGGCAACTCTCTTCTGGTCACGCTCACCCTCCAAATCATCGAAGAGGATCTAGCAGTCTTTGACGTACCCGTACTTATCTCCTAATGAACCTATCAGGAACACTATCCTCAGACTACATGAAGCTGGCAGAGATCCCTGTCAATAAGAGACCTTCGTTAATCAACTTTGCTGCAACGGATTTCGTCTCCCTAAGGGACTCCCTCATCCAGTATGCTAAAGCGGTATACCCACTAGAGTACCAGTACTTTGTTGAGTCTGATCTAGGTCTAATGTTCCTAGAGATGATTGCCTACATGGGTTCTGTCATGTCCCTCAAAGCGGATATGCTAGCCAACGAAAACTTCCTCTCCACAGCTAACCAGCGTTCTAGCGTCAAGAAACTCCTAGAGCTAATTGGTGTACGCATGAGGGGGCCACTATCGGCTGCTGCTGATGTCGAGGTTTCTCTTAGCCAAACTCCAGGGGGAGGAACTTGGACTATCTCTCAAGAAAATAGGGTCATCACAGTTACTTCTCCTGAAGATGGGGGCCAAGTAAGCTACACACTCTATCAGGTAGAGAACGGACTGGTTACTGATCTAGACACCAACGCTAACGCTGATCTAGAGATCACTACAAATGGAAGGCTCTATACTGATCTGGCTATCCAAGAGGGTGCTTTAGTAACCGACTCAGGTGATTTTGCTGCTACCGAAGGGGTTAGAACTATTCAACTAACTACTGCTCCTGTTATCGAGGGCAGCGTACAAGTCTTTATCGACTCAAGCGAGGCTACTGTAAACGGAGCCTTTCATGAAGTAGATAATCTCTACTTTGCTTCAGGCATATCAGATAAGATCTTCGAGATCGTATACGATGATGATTTCGGAGCCACCGTAGTCTTCGGTAACGGCACCACTGGTATCTCCCCAGATGACTCAGCCTCTTACCTAGTTACTTACAGGATTGGGGGTGGATCTAGAGGTAACCTTCTAAAGGAGTCTATTAATACTGCTATCGAGATTAACGCTGGGGTAGGCATTACCGCTACCCTGACTAACGTTACTCCTGCCGTGGGAGGAGCCAATGCGGAATCAATTCAGAACGCTAAGAAGTATGCGCCCCTTACCTTCCGTAGACAGGACCGACTAGTTACTCTTCAAGACTACTCAGTCTTCGCAAACACATTCATTAGCAATTGGGGAACCGTTGGCAAGGCTAGAGCAGCTACAAGACGAGCTTACGCTTCCGCTAATACCATCGACATCTATGTGCTAGAGAAGGCTTCTGATCTACAGCTACAGAAGGCTACTCCCAACTTTAAAACTAATTTGCTAGAAGCTATTAGCTCTAAGAAGATGGCTACTGATGAAGTTGTCATTGTAGATGGACTGATTAGAACAATCGATCTGGTCACTACCATTAAGATTGACGAGGAGCAGAAACCTCACCAGAACGAGATCATCTCCAAGGTTAGAGAGAAGATCCTTAATTACATGGGTGCTGATAACAGAAGCTTCGGCCAAGCACTAGAAGTATCCGATATCAACAGGAAGATCTTTGAGGTAGACGCTGTTCGTTACTCTACTCTAAACAACCTAGATCAGGACGTACTAGTAGACTTCAATGAGATCATCCAACTAAACAACCTTACAATTAACGTAGAGCTTCTCTCCTAATGTCTGAAGAATACACTCCATCTCCAAGAACGTATACGAGGACCAACTTCGTAGAACTCTTACAGCTTATTACCCCAGAGGTATACAAGACTGAAGACCTAGCTCTGAGTGGAGTGGAGACTAATCCATTCTCTAACATCATCAACGCTCATGTGCAGGCAGCTAATAGCATTAGTACTGTCCTGCCTATGTCCTCTGTTATAGGGACACAGGTTTCAGCAATCAATACCTTGGAAGGTATCTCACAGTACTTCGTCAAGCAGAACAAGCTAACGAACCTCAACCCCTTCCAATTCGAAACCAAGATTCTGATTCCTCTAGGGCAGACTCTATCCAACTTCGATACTAGCGCAGAGTTCCAAAGCTACCTATCGGGTACTCTTCTCCCCTCTATCGTAGTCCCCACACCCACAGATAACTCAGTCCTTGAAGCTAACTTCAGTACCCTATCCAGTCTAACTAATGATTCCCTGGGAGCCAGTAGCGTACATGAGTACCTAGCTGATGTCTTGGGTTGGTTCTACTTCCTAAACACTTCAGCTAATGGCAGCTTGGCCTGGGAGCCCTCTGGCTATGTAACGTCTTCTCTAACTCGTCTGTACACGGGAGACACCCTAGAGACTGCTGATGGAGTACGAGGATTCACAGAACACATTTGGAGGAACTATGACGTATGCTCCTTCTTCGAAGACAGTGCTCTGATTCCTGAGTCCTATGTTTCAGCAACCTCAGATAGGCTACACACCTACCTCAGTGGAACTCAAAAGCTAAGTAATCTCCTCAGCTTTGTAGATGCAGTTTACTCTAAACTGCATATGGATAAGACAGACTTCAGAGTAAAGACTGCATTCCAAGACTACATTGATGCTCAAACTACTCTAGAGGATACGGTAAACAAGGGTCCACTACAGAAGTTCCAAACTATGATGGCTCTCGGTATGGCAGACTATACTGATGCTGTCGAGAACATTGGTTTGATTTATGACATCAACCAAGTAAAGGATGAGCACTTAGAGTACATCGCTGAACTCATTGGCTGGAGGCTTAGAGGAGAGTCCCCTGCTAAGTGGAGACATCAGCTTCGTAACGCAGTAGATATCTACAAGAAGTCTGGTACGCTAGCCGCAGTACAGACAGCCATTAATACACTCATCGTAGATTCAGTCTTCGATGTATCGGGACAGGTACAAGAGTTGTGGGAGTCCTACATCCCCTTCTTAATCTGGTACGCTCTAGGAACTGAGTCCGAGTACTTCCAGAACCTAGAGACTTGGACTAAAGATAAGGCACAGATAGCGGGGATGGAGAGGTACAGTACAAGCTCTCTGGAAGAGAACCTAAAGCTCGTCACTGATTTTATCCTCCTAGACCTATACAAACTATTTCCCGAAAACTTCATCTTCAATAACAAGAAGTGGGATCCACCAAGGTTCTACACCCTAGACAAGTTCGGATGCACAGAGGACTTGTACACTATACTAGGGGAGGATGGGATGTTGCCCTTCCACCTTCACAAGCCCACAGATAAGGGTTTCCAAGCATACAAGCAAGATGCTAAAGTCTTTGATGAGGAGGATCAGTTTGACGCTGCTCTAACCTATGGCCCTCTAGGCTATGGGGTCTACATGGCTGGATTGAATCACCCAGGAGCAGGTAATAGACCAATCTATCTTTCCGCTACTGGCGACATGAACTTTGTCTTCAACTACAGAGGACACCTCAATTATCCAGTACCTCCATTCGAAGAAGTAAAGTACTTCAGGGATTCCTCTGTCACAGCAGATCTAGTCGAGGCTCTAGTAGAGAAGCTCAAGTGCTTCGGAGTAAGAGAAGCTTTCGCTGACCAAGTAGGCACCTTCATTGTGGATGAGGGAGTAACCTCAGACACTAACCTAGGTAGTCTTAATGAGTTCCTACTCCTGTTTAGCTCTTGTCAGGTAGCTCCTAACTACGACTCAGTAATGCTTAGTCATTCCAACTACGAGAAAAATCTTCTCAACCTATGGAATGGCAAGTCCTCACACCTCTTCATTGATTTCGATAACACTGATTTCGATTTTGCTAAGACCACTTTCGAAGGAGACTCTAGGTACGCTCTTTATGAGGCTGCTAGGGTAGGAAAGGAGTTTGCACCAGGCCACGCTATTGTACGCACCAACCTCAATGCCAGTGCTGAAGAGTTTGCTTATGATTACTCTGGAGTTGATTGGGATTATCTGGGGATAAATCATGACGATGATCGTGGGGCCTTAGGAGAGGGAACGGTTCTAGCCAACTTTGAATCTAGCTCCGCTAAGATGAGGATCCTTGCGGGGGGTGGAGACCAGGGGGATCTAGATTGGGAGAGTGGTAGAGGTGGACTCAACACTTTCAAGAGGAATATGGTAGATAATATTGCCG